GATTAGCAAATAGCATATCACTAGCTTTTGCCAATTCTTTTTGAGCATGTTCCATGTCAGGGGCCTCAAAATGTATATCAACACATTTACCTAATCTCAACCTAGAACAATTTCTAATGTCAGCAACCCTATGAATGTTTGCTCTAACAGCATTACCTGCAGAATCAGATACATTCTCTCTTAAACCAACAAATACTTTTGCTTTAAAATTCATTTGAATTCACACTCCACCATAATTTCAGTTAGTGCAGCTAGCATATTTATCTCCTGATCTGCTACGAATGCAATCTGGTATTGATACTTAGCAAGAATAAGAACAGCAGCAGGTATGGTACTAGGAACGAGGGATTCGTAAAGATTATCGTAAATACGCCTAAGAAGTACACCAGGATCATTGTCCAGATTATCGACACACCATTTACGTACTTGCGGAAAGTTCTTTTCCTTGAGGTTTTTAATGAGATCATTTACTGAAATATCCGAGAATGAAGCTAATATACCAGTATCTATTTTACCACCTACGGAATATCTCTGACATTCATTTAAGATCCTTCTCCAATCTGGAAAATGTTTATTAATTAATTCTGCTATAACTTTCTTATCAGTTTCTATCCTTTCTTGTTCCAGAATCGAGTTAAGACGTTTGAAAAAGCATGTTGCAATTTCTTGCTTTTGTTTTCCTTTGATTCCAAATTCGACAACAGCACATCTACTGTGGAGGGGTTCAATGATTTTGTTTTTGTAATTGCAGGTAAAAATGAATCTACAGTTTCTGGAGAACTCCTCAATACTCGCTCTAAGAAGGAGTTGTACGTCGGGAGTGGTATTGTCTGCTTCATCGATGATGATAACCTTGTGTTTCGCTTTCGAAGATAACGATACCGTGGATGCGAAGTTTTTAGCATTATTACGGACGGTATCGAGGAACCGTCCTTCGTCTGATCCGTTAATGACATAAACATCTACTCCTAATTCTGCACAAAGTGCTTTTGCTACTGTCGTCTTTCCACATCCTGCAGGACCAGAAAGAAGTAAGTTTGGCACTTCACCCTTATTTAGGAAATCCTTAAAGGTTTTCTTAATATTCTCTGGGAGAATACAGTCTTCAATTGTTTTGGGTCTATATTTTTCAACCCAAAGAAAATCGTCTCTCATAAATCATTCCAATGTCGTATCACACCCGCCACTATAATACTATTAGTGACAAGATAAGTAAAGAAAATAAAGGTACGAACTAATGCAACAACATTATCATACCTCTTTGTTTTGGTATCATGAAAAGAGCCTAGAGCATATTTCCAGACTCTCCATAACTGTTTCATTCACCAAAAGTGGAATCAGGTTCTAATGCAATAAAATAAGTTAAATCTCCATTCTTACTAGAGAATCTTGATAATAACTTCTGAGAAACAACAACCTCATAATCATGAGGAAGATACTTTACAGCAGATGCATCACAAGGTATCTTAATATTCTCTACCTTGAAATTAAACGAAAACTCATGTTCCGTTTCACCAACAGTTACAGCATAACTATTTGAAGTATCATTCTTCTTATCACGAGCAACCAATTTAACAACACCATTCTTACCAACTGCAGATAAATCAGAAAGTTGATATACTGCAGCTGCTTTAAGTAGTTTATCTAATTGATGAATACTCAAATCAAATCTAACATCTTCACTAGTTAATGTAATTGATTTATCAGGAGGAGTAACAATTACATTAGGATCAGCAAAGAAATATTTGGACTGAGTTTGAACACCTTCTCTAATTACAACATGTCCATCATTCTGAAAATCTAATTCAGCAGTACCAGTTCCTCTATGAAGTTCCAATCCATTTAAAAATTGATTGAGATCATAGATACCAAAATCTTTAGGTAACTCTTCAGTAATCTTTGCTTCAGCTAGAATATTTTTCATAACTGAGATAGTTCTTAATGAACTACCTTCCTTAAAAAGAATTGATTGGTTGATAGTAGAAAAATTCTTTAATAATGTCAGTGTTTTGTCAGATAATTTCATAGGAGGTCTCAGTTTCATAATTAAGGCATTGTGTGATCAATGTTACCCGTTGTTATTGAGGGTTTGCCGTAATGTTCATCAAAGTGTAACAATAGCATAGCATAATGAATGACTTTCAGCAAGTCTTTTTTATTCTTTCCATCCTTACTACCATACCGACTACCATATTTCAAAATGTTTGATTGGCAGAAAGCAGATGCAAGTGATCTTGCAGCCATTAAATCAATGGTCTGTACATTACGATACTCATGAGTATCTCCAGTATAGTGTCCATTGTAAGTGCCTGAGACATAATCTTCAATCTCTTTAATGATTTCAGATTCATGGTACTTGTACCGATTGTCTCTTTTCCTTTCGGATTCTTCTCTAATGTTTTCCAATTGTTCCTTTTCGTGAACCTCGTTATTTATAAAGTGATGTGCTGCTTGATCATCATTATCTGCTAGATAACTTTGCTCAAATGGATCCCCATCCAAACCATTCCTATCATAATCATAATAGTAAGGGGAATGTCCATACCCATCACCTTCTGCAGACATACTTAAATCTCTTTTACTTTTTGCTAAATGAACATCACCATGTCCATCCACATAATGAGTTGGATCTCCATATTCTAATCTATCTGGATCATCAAGATTAATATCTTTTACTGGGTAATCTGTTTCCATAGTTCCATTAATAACAGAGTCAAGTAACCACCAAGCCATAATTAACCATATGCAAATAAAAAATCGTTAACTAAACTATCTGCTTTTTCTTTACCAAACTTACCAGCAAGATATCCTCCTACTGGATCTAGTTTAGTCATATAAGCATCAAAGTCTTTATATACACTGGTATCATTCCCAGTTGGTCTTTTAAAGTCTATCATATCTACATACGCTGTCAAGTATTTTTTAAACATTTCAAGATACTTATCTACTTCATCCATCTTACAATATTGAATGAATATATTCTCAGAAAAATGATTACCTGGTTCAAAGAATCTATAGTCACCTCTTCCTTTAGGTAACCCCTCTACGCCAAATAACAAGTTCTCAGTGGGGTGTTGGAAATCAAATACAACAATAACTTTCTTTTCAGAGAATGCCATAAGATCCATACCAAAGCAAGGAAGATTACTTCCAGTCTTAGGATAAAGTATATTATTATAGATACAACTCTTATCAGACCATATTTCAACCTCTCTAGATTTGATAAGATATGGATTAGTATAAGTCTTAGCTAAAAGATGTGTTCCTTTACCTTCCCAATTTGCCCAAACACAATCTACCCCATTATGAAGTGAGATAGATTCGTGTAAGGCTGCTTTGTAATTCTCCCAAATATTCATGTGTTTAATACCCAGATGAGTCTAATAACCATACCAACAATTAGAACATAATAAGAACACATAATCCACATTCCAATTTTGTTGTGACGTGAACCTTTTACATATGGGTGACAACCTGATGGGGTTTCCTCCCATCCTGCTTGCATGTACTCACTTGGATCAATTTTTCTTTTCATTCTTTATTCTCCGTATGCTTCAGATTGAGTTAAATCAAAGTCAGCATCTACCTTATCATATAATTCAAGGAATGCTTGTTTGGTTTCATCATCAAAACGATTGACACATACACTAATTGCTTTTGCTTTATCTTTAAAGATAGCATAAGCACGAATAATGTGAACCAATCTTCTAGTACTTATAATCTCTTCAATACCACCATCATAGAATGTCTTACGAATAATGTCACCCCAGTCTACAAGTCTCTTACAGAAATCAGGTTCAATTAATTTAACACTAGCAGCAACTCCACTTAAAATCTTAGCCTCAACAGTAGGTGTTGGATATTCTTGCTCAAATGTTACAGGGAATCTTTCAAGGAATGCTTCATTAAGTACATTAGTACCAATGAACCTACCATCGTCTGATCCTTTACCTTTTGTATTGGCAGTAGCAATTACATTAAACCCAACAGAAGGTGATACAAATACACCAGTCTTCTTAAGGAATACACCCTTTCCTTCTAAGATGGATTGTAAACAAAGTATTTTATTAGATGCAAGGTCCACTTCATCCAAAAGTAAGACTGCCCCACGTTGTAATGCTTCGACGACTGGACCATTGTGCCATACCGTTTCGCCATTAACAAGGCGGAACCCACCAATAAGATCGTCCTCATCTGTTTCGATTGTAATGTTTACACGAATAAGTTCTCTACCCAATTGAGCACAGGCTTGTTCTACACTAAACGTTTTACCATTCCCAGAAAGTCCAGTAATAAATGTAGGGTAAAACAATTTAGATTGAATGATCTTCTTAATGTCATTAAAAGGACCAAACTTTACAAAGGTATTATCTTTTTCTGGAATAAGATTCTGTTCCACAACTGGAGTAACAGCAGGAGCACTAAATGAGTTCTCAATATTTCTAACTGCCCTTTGCGTCACTTCTAAATTCCACTTACCACGACCAACTTTAAACTCTTCAATCTTCTTAGTAACAGTCTGATAAGCAATATCATTCATTGCACAGAACCCTTTCACATCAGCTGCAGTAAATTCAGTTCCGTAATTGCTTTTTAATCCCTCAATAATTTCTTCACGAGTCATTTTAATTTCGAACATGGTGTAATGCGTTTCAATATGGCTATAATACACGAAAAACTCAAGTTTTATTCTCCTTGTGGACAGTTTTTATACTGGTTTCCCAATCCTTAAAAGATGACTGGCAATTGGGTGGCTCAGGATCTTTATAACCCTTCATCTTCTTCCATTTATTATGCAATGCACCCATCATCCATGACTGAGCAAGACTCTTGGGACCATTCTCCAAGAGATCTAACTCATACTTACTAGAAGTGTACCCTTTGTACTCTTCTCTCCAATTTGAATCATCATACGGTTTATCCATAAAAATATTTAGGGACTCAACAGTAATTTACGAACTTTCCAGTCAGCATACATCTGACCAAATAACATACCCTCATTCGATTTAAGCTCCGCACCATCAAGAATCTCCAACTGTCTTTTAGTTAGGAGACGAGATTCTTTTTTCATCATCTCCTTATATTCTTGTGGGAACTTATCGTATTCTTCTTGTGTCATAATTAAACTACTAATGAAATGAATTCGCCAAGGATCTTTTTATTTAGTTTCTTGACTTTAAGAGATTTAACAAATGCTCTTTTAATTTGTGCTTTAGTTGCATCATGATCAACATCAAACTCAGCATCGTCTGCAAGAGCTGATGATGACATTGCAAAGTATGCATCATATCCAGAGTTCTTAATTACAAAACTCTTTGTTCTTCTCCACTCCTTTTCAATAGGAGTAAATGCCTTATCATACTCTGAATGATACATACGTGCAAATCTCATACCATCTTTCTTCTGAAGAACACGAATACCAATAAAGTTCACTGATGGAAAATTATCTTTTAAATTGGTAAGAAGTGCATCAGTAAAATGATGATAACCATATCCAAATCTATAAGTAGTTCCAAGTTTACGATCTCTTATAGTAGTAAGTTCTGGATTAACATTACGAGAACCCAAATAAGGTTCTGGTTCCCAATGACGATCTACTTCTTTATGATAAGGAAGTGGATGAGCTTCACCATCAGTCAGTATAATGCATTGAGTTTTTTCTACACCATTTTCTTTTTGAAATTTTGGAAGAATTTGATGTAGTGCAACTAAAGATTCATTTAAAGGAGTACCTGAGAGACATAATCTAGGTGGGTATTGATATGCACAACCATATCTATCACCAAAAGAATGAGAAATTCTCCAAATATTTTTCATCTGATGTTCTAGATCTTTAGCATTAGTTTTACTGGTAAAGATATTCATTAATGTAAATTCAGGTTCCACACGTAACAATCCTTCTCTTTCCTTATAATGAGATTCTTTTTGACCAAGAGGATCTCGACCTATCCATTCATTAGTAAAAGCATATACCTCAAAAGGAATCTGAACTTTCTTACAAAACCAAATTAAATTGTAAAGTTGCTTAAGAGTATCCTCAAGAACATAATTCATAGAACCAGACCAGTCCAATACAAATACTAGACCATGATTCTTACCATCAGGAAGAACTGTTACCTTCTTAAAAAGGTCTTCACTGAATCTATATGTCTGAAGCTTCGTTGTATCGAGAACCCCAGTGCGACTTGTAGCAGCACGAGCATACGCACTAGCTGATTTCCTAGACTCAAATTCTTTGACAAGGTAACTGACTTCTTTTCTTGCATTTCTTTTAAACTCCGTAAACGATTGATCAGGTAACTGAAATGGATTAGTAATTGGATCCTCACATGGATGATAGTGATAGACTCCACCATTGTCTTGAAATCTTTTAGATTGAATTGCAAAATCTTCATCAATATACTGATGAACTTCTGAATTAGTTGCAATTACAGTATCCAAATTAAGTTTAGGAACTTCAACATATACATTCTCAATATCATAATGTTTATGAGAAGCAGCTAAATCCTGAATTTTACCATCAAAAATTTCAGCTGTTTGAACTTCTGGTTCACTAGTATCACCTGCTTTAGAAGTTTCTTCAGCAGTTCCACCATAACCCTTCTCCATCGCCTTCTCAACTTCTTCATCAGTCATTTCATGACCAGATTCGTCAAGATCTTCTTCATACTCAGTAGTATCTTGACCTATATTTGGTCTTTCTGATTCAGATTCCTCACCTTCACCTTTATTATCTTCTATCTGTTTCTTACAATATTCATAAAGAGCAAGTGCTGCTTTCTTTGCATCCTCAAAAGTTTCAGACTTTCCAATCATATCGATAATCTCTTTTTCAGAAGTTGAAAAAGATAGATCAATGAACGAACCAATCTTGAAATGTAAATTAGCCCGATCAGCAAGATTAAAAGTATCAATATCTTCA